GGGTCTCTGCGGGGCGATAGTAGCGATTGGCTGACTTACTATCCAGACGATGCTGGTCACCCTTGTCGTTGGCCCACGCGCTTACAATGAAGCCCTCACGCGCTAGAACGTATGAATAGTCATACTTCTCGCTGAGATTGTGGATCCTAATCAGCATCTTTTGGATCTTGTTGAGGCTCACGCCAAAGGGATTGAGCAACTCATAAACTTCCACCAAAGTGTTACCAGGGTGGAAGATTTCCTCTCGAGTGGGGAGAGGGATAATGCCTCGACGATCTTCCATAAGTTGCTCGGCAGCATGGAAGGTAACATCGACGTCGCTTACCTGACTAATGAACTCAGCACACATTTCGCCAATGTTCTCAGGGAAGAAGATCTTGCTATGGTAGCAACGGAGATTGTTGAATGTTTTTGCCATGGTTATGCAATCTCCTTTAACAATTGTGACACTTTTGTCCTTTCGCACAATTTACGATTCTTGAATCGTCCGTCGTCCTCGGGAACAGCAAATCTTAGATATTCGCTGACTAGCGGATGAAGTTGTTCAGGAGGACCCGCTTTCGCTGGAACTTCGAACTCTGCCATAGCTAGATATATACCCTGTTGGTCTCGGAAGAAATCAATCTCCCAAACACCTGAGGTGTTGTTACAGGGCAGTAGAAATCGAGTTTTTAGAATCTTATGATCAGCTTCCTCCCAAGCTAGAAGATAATCCTCTTCTGACATTGGAGTTTCAATCTCCAAGCAGCCCGGCTGATTAGTTAAATCATGCTTGTATGTAAAGATACGTTCAATTTTGGGTTCCTTTAAAAACTGGCCCTTGTATATCTGCCAAGACCGTAGTCGAATCCTGCCGCCTTTACTGATATATCCTTGATCAATATTGGCTCTACCGGAGATTAGGCCGGGAGTTGTAATTGGATCTAGTTTAGACCAAAGCTCGTCTGCATCTCGCAGGACGTATTTGAATTCACGTTCAATAGGCAAGATATCTACTCCAATCTAAAAAGCGTCAGCGGAGTAGCCACCTAGCGTGAAATCAAAACCCAAAAAGGAATGACAAAAACACACACGTTGGGGTGTGAAAACACCATCAGGTTGTAGAATACAGGACTATAAATCTGTTCCGATAATTCCTCAACCATTTTGGACTCTTTCACGACCACAAAACACCTTATGGTGTCTAGCATTTCTTACGTCAACGCTGTTCTTAATTTTTTGTTTACCCATTTGTATATGGCGCCTGAAGTAAAGTGGCATATTCATTTGGATTTTTGGACAAGTTGACTAGAGCCATTTCCTCACAGAACTTCAGGAACCAAATTCCAACGCCACTTTTACTGGGCTTTTGGACAGCTTCTAAAATCACTGCATCAAGCAATTGCTTGATTTCCTCAGGTTGTTGACGTAGATCAATCAGCATTTGATTCCGGCGATAAGCATCCTGGACCTTGACAATATTACCTTCGTGATCCAACCATTCGTCGTTCATGAACAAGGTCCAGTCGTATCCTCGACCTTCACGATCATTATAGGCTTCTCTGATGCCTGGCTTCTTTGAAGAACCGTTTTCTCGAACTCCTGGTTTAGCTGCCATGATGTTATCCGAGGCATCGCCCCTGATACACTTCTTGAAGAGCTCATATTCTGGGTCGGGAGGACTCACTGCTTCAGTGATCTTCTTTTTGACCTCGCGGACCTTACCATTCGCTCCGATGATCTTTTCCGTTACTGTCTTTTCTTTGACAGCCGGCTTTTCCTTTTCATTCAGAACTTCATCCTTAGTGATTGTCCACTGTTTGACGCCATCATAGATCTTGACATTGTCCGCTAGTAGCTGATAGAAGTCACTGTCACCAGAGAAGATCACATGTTGATCATTGGGATGTAGATCAATCCATCGAGCAATAAAATCGTCGGCTTCACATCCCACAGATTCCAAGATCGTCACATTCGTGCGCTTTCGGAGGAACTCTACCAGATGCTTCATGGCATCAAAGTAAAGCTCATCATCCTCACGCTCACTCTTTGTCTTGAGCGCTTCTTGCACTCGACGGTGAGCCTTATAGTCGGGATAGACTTCTCGACGCCAAGAACTTTTGTCAAGAGCCACTACAACGTGATTGGCATCAAACTTTCGCCAGATCTGACGAAGACTGTTGAAGCAGATATGGAGGGCCATTCCTGCTTTGGTTGCCGCATCCCCTGTGGTTGCATGTTTGCACCTGTGGAAAAGATTACTGGCATCAACTAGAATAAATGCTGACATTATTTTTCCTTATTGGCTCTACGAGTAATCCAGGCTCTTTTGGCGGCTTCAGAAGCTTTGGCCTTGAGATCAGCCGGATCTGACTCTGCTCTTCTTTGCGCTTTAGTAGCTAGTATTTTAGCAACTACTTCAGGAGGTCGTTTTCTACCTCGAAGTGGTTTGATTCTAGCTTCCACCGATTCCGGGCTTTGTTTTCGCCCTCGATGTGACTCAGAAAGTTTCTTTCGATATTCGGTGGATAGCTTTTTACCCTTGTTCCAAGGGGAATTGCCCCTCATTCTTTGACTAAGTTGCTCGATATATTGTGAAGATCTCTTCTTACCAGTATTTGCTTTGCTAATTGCCAACTTCTTCTCTTCAGAACATGGAATACCGGATGTTCCACCGTCTCCGCCTAAAGTTAAGTTAGTAAGAATACCCGATCCATTATTGATACGCCCTAGTTTTGATATGAGGTTAGATTCAAATTGTAACGCATTCTTTTCATTATCAAAATATCTCCATGCTCCGACTTTGATTTCTATTCCTTTGGATTTAATTTTCTTGATTCGAGACTCTTTAATCGGATTACAACCAGCAGATAGATGCTCTCGAATATGACTCCATGCTCTATTACCTTTGCCTTTTCCTATATAAAAAGGCTGAAAGATATACTCAGAATCTTGAATGGAGGAATCCAGTAAAGCATACACATAGAATCTATCAGATTCTATCTCTCTAGCATCTACAATTGCATAAGTCGCCATACGAACTCCTAAGTATCAGCTACTCTAACATCTAGATGACCCAAGAATCATTATTCTCAACTATATTCTGTGAGTCCGTCGTCTCGCTTGGTTCTCACGACGCCTGCCATTGGCATAGGATCCTCTCCGCCGTCGTCAATTGTAAGCGGATCATCGATGTTGAGCATCTGTCGCATGGCTTCTTCGAACCACTTATCCACGATTTCATCGGGAGTGACGCCAGTCCAACCCTTGCTTTCTAGGAACTGAATAAAGAATTCATTCCAGTCCAACTCAATAGCCATCTGGGTATTCTCACCACGGATACTGTGATCAGCGCCAATGACGTTGAACCAGGGTTCTCGAAGAAGTGTAGCAACTTCCTTTTCATGCTGATTCTGGGTGATCTTGCCATATTTGAAGTCAATACCTAGCTGGGCTATCTGATAGTCGATCGAGGTTTTGTCCTCAGTTCTCATATCAAGCAATTCACGCTCGGCCTGTTCTTCTGTCTTTTTGCCAAATCTAACATCCAGCTTTAGCTTATCACGAATATAGGATTCAGTGTCCTTGACATCATGAGAAAGTTCAAAGAGCTTATATTCCAACTCTTCGGCACTCAGCTTCCCAAACTTGTTCAGATATTTGGCAACCTGTCGTTCCCGTTCATTCTCTGTTAGATTGATATCATTTTCAATGATCCCAAGACCATAATCAAATTCGCTGATCTTGTGGTAGCGGTAGTCCAACCGCAACTTATCAGTCCTATAACTTTTGGATGATTTGTCCTCATGGTCAATATCCAAGAGGAGGTATGCAAGCTCTTCACCTTCCCAATAGTATTCGGCTTCGGCAACCTTTCGAAGGGTGCCGGATAGCCCCCAATGTGCTGGCCAAAAGCCAAAGGGAATGATGCGTTTGATTTTAGCCATATAAACCTCTTACTCTGTGGGAGTATTTACACCGATAATGTTGAGTATCTGGGTTAGACGATCCACCTCGGGGTCATTGGTAACTCTGTGATAGTTGATACCCTTTTGATCCAAGAGATTCTTGATCGCACTATCAACTTCAATAGCTTCCTCGGCCGTTTGATTTCGACCTGCGGGTTGGTATTCGAAATCACGACCAATCAGAAAGTTGTAATTGTCGTAAGAGTTGAATACTTCTAGAGCAAAATCATCAAACAGGGAATGATAGCCCTCGAGGCTATAGACCATACCCAGGACTAGTGGGCTGTCCGTGATCACCCATTCAACTTGACCCTGGAGTCGGACCAGTCGACGATTCTGCTTGGCTAGAATATAGAGCTGATCGCTTAGAACATTATGGCGCTTTTCCCACGTCATGTCCTTGGCGTATTCGGTGACCAGCTCTACCTCTAGTTGACGCTTCTTCATTTCAAAGAATAAACCAGCCGCTGTGGTACTTTTACCAGCACCTGGACCGCCGAAAATGTTTATGATTTTCATGTCTACCTCGTTCTTTGATTGACGTTTTTCATATCTTCACCTAAGATCTATCTATGTTTTCAATATACAAGATTACTCACCTGAAAAGCAATAAAGTTTACCTGGGCTTCACCAGTTTGACTATTGCGGAACGATTTGATCTACATGTGAAGGATTCCTTGAGAGGCAATACTAGGTGTCACATTCATCACGCGATAG